AGAAAAAAAATATAAAAAAGCTACACATAGTATCACAATCTGATACAATTATGTTGTATGAAAAAAGATAGAAAGTTCGTTTTAAACGTTGCTGAAGAAGAAGTTAACGTTGAGGACTATCGATTCAATCAAAGTCTTACTGATGAAGCGCAAGCTGATGCTATTGCTGACATAGAAGAATACGGATTCGTTCAGTATGAGAATCACAAAAAGTTTCAATGTGAATTATGTAATAAAAGAATTACATGGGCTTTTGTTTTTGAGCATAAAAAGTTTAAAGGAGAAGGTCTTTTAGCTGGTATGGAGTGTGCAACAATACTTGACCATGATACAAACTTTTCTGCGTTGCAAACACAACGACAAAAACACATTAAGTATTTAAAAGATAAGTTCAATAGAAAAGCTAAAGAACTAGATTTCAAAAAAGAATATCCAATACTTTATCAAGCTGCTGATTACTTCAAAGATTACAATGGTGTTATTTACGATATATTTAACAAGATACATTATGGTTTATCAGAAAAACAAATTGCTTATATGACAAAGCTTGTATTAGAAGAGTGGCAAGCACGTGTTGATTATTACAAAGCAGATTTCGCACCACCTAAACCACCAGCACCTAAGTTAGAAGCTGGCGTTCACGAGTTAGAAGTTACATTAAGCAACTACTACTATCAAGAAAAAGGTTATTACGTAATTGAAAAAGCGGTGTTTGAAACTGAAGCTGGTCAAACAATCTTTACAGGTAAGACAAAACAGTTGATTCAGTATTTACAAGTTGATTTAGATTTACTTGAAGAAGATTATGGTATCGAAGCGTTCTGGAAACTAGATAAAAAAGAACGTAAGTCATGGTTAACACACGATAAAGTTCACTTCGATAAATACACAAAAGGTATTCTTAAAGTTGAGTTAAGCGATGAGTTCGCAGAAGATAAGTATGGCGGTAAGATTGTTGAGTTTACTCCAACCTATGTAAAAGAAAAAAAGGATTACTTCAATGCTGCATAAATGTCAAAGATGTAAAGATGATTTAGGATTTAAAGACAGTCATTACATGATTGATATTTACAATCAAAACAAATTCCCAGTTAGTTTATGTAACAAACATAAAAACTTTAAACCTAATAAATTTATTGTATGGCTAGACCATAAGTATCACGTACATTATAAATTCCCAAGACATGAGATGAGAGTTCATGGTATTTCTTATAGAGCTGCTAAAAACAAATATTATGCGTTTAAATATTGGCAACAAGAAACTGGATTTTTTAAGAGAATTGATGAAAATAGTCGCACAATATGATACAATAAAGGTACTATGACAACACAATTAGTGTATGTAGTTAGAGCAGTAGAGCTTACTGGTCGTGTATGGAACTATGAATTTAGTTCTGAATCAGAAGCTTTATGTAAAGTCAGAGAACTTAAAGATACTGGCGGCTTCATTATCCAACAAACTACTTATCAAAAACAACTCGTTAGCTAAATAAATCTTTTTTTCATATTGTGTTGCACAATGTGATACAGATGCTATTCTTATATTGTGATGGTTAAAAAGGATGGTAAAAAAATGGCGAAGTTATTTGTTGTTAAACCAGTTTTAGGTGCTAAGAAAAAAGCGTTCCTTGAAGCTAATGGTTTTACAAAACAAAAAGGTCAATGGGTCAAAGAAGGTGCTAAACAAGAGCTTTATGACTTTTGGGATGAAGTGGATGTTTACAAAAATCCGCAAGCAAGATTCAAATATGATAGAGAATGGGTCGGTGGCATGATAAAAACCAATACGCATGGTTATTATGTTCACAATGACATGGAATTAGATTTCTATTTAGAAGCGAAGGCAGCTTAAAGGAAGGATGGTATGCAAGTAACAATAGCTATATTAAAAAAACAAATCAAAGAACTCTTAGATAAAGGCGATTATGTCGGTGCTAAGAATCAATTAGATAAGTTAGTTGGACTAACAGAAGGATGGAAATAATGGAAGAAAAATACAGAGTAGTGTATTGGGTCGAAGGTACTATCAAAGTTACCGCACCAACCACTTATTCAGATGCTTACGATACTGCTAAAGCATGGCAGGGAGAAGTTTACAAAGAAGTTGCTTCATTTAAGGAAGGAGTGTAAATGGCTAAAATTGAACTACTAGAAACAGTAATGAAAATCAACAAAATGTTTGGAGAAACATCATATACAAATGGTGCATTTAAATTAGATATAGCTTATGGTGGATATAGATTAGTAAGAATAGTATCTGAAGGTGGCGCAGAAACTGATTTATCTCCAAGACTAAAAGCAAGTGAAATGAGAGAGTATCTTAATGGATTCATTAAAGGTGCTGATTTAATGTTCTATCAAAAAGATGCAATAGTAAAAAAGGAGTTAGCATAATGGCAACTGCATTAATATTATCAAAGCTGAAGTTCAAAACCGCAGCTGAACTAAATCAAATTAAAAACGCAATAGATACTCTAACTGCGTATGACTTGCACCAAGATGTGCTATCTATAACTAAAAAGTTTGTAGATAAAGAAATAGAATACAGAACAGAAAAACAATTATAGTCATATTGACTATTAATATCACAATGTGATACAATAATAATGTAAGAAAGGATGGTAAAAAGATGGATGAAAAGTTAAAAAAACTTTTTAAGAAATCTCCAGCGTTTAAGAAATTCGCTGACTTCCTTGTTACCAAAGGATATACTTACGAGCTAGTAGGTACATTAGAAAAAGAGATAGATGCAGAGCGTGATTCTAGCGAAGGTGGATTGCTTCCTAGAAGTTTGGCGTTCTGGAAATATCCAGCTGATGTAAAGATATTCAAAGGCGACAAAGAAGTTGCGTATGTCAAGATGGCATTTCGTGCTGGTTATGATTACAAAAAAGGTAAAGATGAAGGTACATTACCTTATTACGCTTACGAAGAGCTATTCAAAGCTGGTAAGTTATCTGGAGAGAGCATAGACAATACAAAGCTAGAGCTAGAGTTTGTCTATTTTCTACGAGATGATTACACAAGCGATACTTATGGTAAAGATTATGCCATTAATGAAGAGTATGGTTACTACAAGTACGTAAGAGGTAAAGCAAAAATGCTAAAGAAAAAAGGTTATGCGTTGACATTTAGCGCAGCAACAAAGATGCTAGAAGAGCTAGAGAGTGGTAGTCCAGAGTATTACTACGATTTCGCAATAGCAAGTTAGGAGAATATGTTAAAACTATTTATCGAAACGTGGATGATTCAGTCATGGGATTGGCGATTATTCTATGGTATGGGAATCTACTTTATTGGATTCTTAATATATCAGTTCGCTAAGATGGGTATTATATCTTACAAGTTAATGCAACTGGAAAGGCAAGAACTAAAGAACCCAATTAGTTCACGACTTGATGAGATGTACAAAAAGCTGGATGCTGGCATAGAAGTACGACCACGTAAATATCTACAAAAATAAATAAGAACTATGCTAGCAGCGCAGCTAGTGATGTGAGATAAACACCTCACATGAGCGGCACACCAGCTACGCTAATTTATATTCTAACCGCATTTGTGAAAGCGATGCTAACATGAGTAAATGGAAGCAAAAGTTACTTATGATAGATTACATCTTTTTCAATTTGATGAAGAGAATCCTAAAGAACACAACATAGGCGAAATAGTCCAGAGTATTAAAAGATTTGGATTTATAGAGTTACCAGTAGTTAATGATACTACTGGTTTTTTAGTTGCTGGACATGGAAGAGTAACTGCGTTGCAATTTATGTATCAAGATGCAGAAGAGCTGCCAAAGTATATTGAAGTAGAAAAAGATACACAAGAGTGGCTAGTTCCTACACTTCACGTTACTTTTGACACAGATATTGAAGCAAAAGCGTATTTAATTGCATCAAACACATTAACAATCGATGGTGGATGGAACGAAGCTAAATTACTAGAGATGCTGGCAGAAATAGATGCAATAACACAAAACTTATCTGGAATCGGATTCGATAGCGATGATATTACAGATATGATTAACAATCAAGATGACCCACTTACTTTTGATGATGATATGGGTCAAGAATCAAATTACATAAAAATTCCAGTAGAAAGTAAAGAACAAGCTAACAATATTAAAAAAGAGTTAGAAGAATTGGGTTACACATGTCAGATAGTTACGAAGAACAAATAGAGCTGCCGCAAGAAATAATTGAAGCGATGCAGATATTTATATCGTTTCTTACTGCTAATTTCGCTTATGAAGATGGCGTAGATGAAGTAGAGTTTAAAATGCTGCGTGAATCAGTAACTGATGGAATCTTTATGTCTGCACACGTACCAATGATGGAACGTAATAATATCGGTATATCTGGTAATGATTTTTTTAACGCTGCGTGCATACTGATGACAGATATGCTATATAATGCTACAAGCGGCAATATTTCACAAGCGCAGGAAGTTCTGCGGAGAGTGGGATTAGCGGTACTAGATAGCTAACACTTAACAGGATTAAGTGGTTAACGTAACAGGAGTGCGTAACAATGGCAGGCAGACCAACAAAACTGACAAAAGAATTAATTGAAGAAATAGCACAATATCTTCGTGCTGGAAATTACATCGAAACAACTGCTGCTTTAGTAGGTATTCATAGAGATAGTATTTATGAGTGGCTTAAACGTGGAAACGCTGAAATAGAGCGTGTATCTAAGTCAAATCGTGCAAGAATACGTAAAAGAGAAGAAATTTTTGTTGAATTTACCGACACAGTAAAAAAGGCACAAGCACAAGCAGAAGCTATGTTAGTTGGATTAATAGGTCAAGCTGCACAAAAGAACTGGACTGCTGCTGCGTGGCGATTAGAACGTAAATATCCAGATAAATGGGGTCGAACAGAACGTAATGTTGCAACTGCACAAGATGACCCAGTAAAAGATTTAGCTAAACAAATACAAGATTTAAGAGATGATAAATCTACAGAAGGGTAAACAACTAGATTCTATTCTTGATTCGACTGCAAGAATTAATATCTGGCAAGGTTCAGTATCTTCTGGTAAAACAATATCTTCATTAATCCGCTGGATTGAGTTCTGCACTAATGGCGCTAAAGGTAACTTGCTTATGATAGGTAAGACTGAAAGAACCTTAAAACGTAACGTAATCGATGTTTTATCTGAATTACTTGATGGTTCTGGCAGCTTTATTACTCGTACTGGTTCTGGAGAAATCCAAATAGGTAATCGAACTATCTATATTGTAGGTGCTAACGATGAGAGAGCTGAAGCAAAAATTCGTGGTTTAACACTTGCTGGCGCTTATGGAGATGAAGTAACTTTATGGTCAGAATCTTTTTTTCAGATGCTTTTATCTCGTTTAAGAGTACCTAACGCACAATTATTTTTAACAACTAACCCAGATAGTCCTAATCATTGGCTAAAAAAGAACTTCTTAGATAGAGAAAACGAACTAGATATTAAGAACTTTTCTTTTGAATTAGATGATAACCACACCTTAGACCCAAAGTATGTTGAAGCTTTAAAGGCAGAATACGCACCATCTAGCAGTCTATGGTATCGCAGATTTATTAATGGCGAGTGGGTAATGGCAGAAGGCGCAGTTTACGACACCTTCCAGAGAGATACAAATGTAATATCAGACCTTCCAAAAATGCGAGAATACTATGTTGGCGTTGACTATGGCACGACTAATCCATTTTGTGCATTACTTATTGGCGAAGGAGTAGATGACAAATTGTACGTATGCAAGGAATATTATTATGATTCTGCAAAAGGACAGAAGCAGCTATCTGATGCGGAATACTCCAGAGAACTTAAAAACTTCTTAATGGATTATGACCCAAAGAGAATTTATGTTGACCCATCCGCAGCTTCGTTTATTACACAGTTATGGCGAGATGACCATA